TTTAAACTCTAAATAACCTTGAAGATGAGGCGTTCCACATTCGCCGACTTCTTTGCCGATACAGGCAGTTGTACAAGTTTGTTGTAATTTGGAACAAATGGAACTAAACTCAACCTCTGAATAATTATTCAGAGTAAAAGACCAGCGTTTTGCTGGTGAAGATTGACGAGAAGGGGGAGAAATAGTATTACCTCCCCCCTCGGAACTATCTGGAACTAACGGAACTAAATCCATCTCTATAATTTAACTAAATATAATAATTTTTTTTTCTAAAGTTAATATATAAAACTATGTTTTATAGAAACCGTCGCGGTGTTTTAAGAAACAAGCCTAAAGCTGTGATTAAAAAAAAAGTCTGGCGCAACTTTAAGAGAAATCAAAATAATAAAAATATTATTAGAATTGTTAAAAACGAACTTGCTCGAAATATTGAAAATAAATGTTCGGCAGCGATAAATCAAAATCTTCCTATTCTTAAATGGCCTCAGGGACAAACTAACCCTGAATGGGTGTGTGTTAGAATGAATGATTTATTCGATAAAGCGCAAGGAACTTCGCAATCTACGAGAGTAGGAAACTCTATAAAATTAAAGAGATGGGTTATTAAGGGAACTCTACATCCAAATCAAGATGTAAATCCTACGGATAGTACTGCCCAATATTTAAGATATTCTTTTCAAGGATATGCTACTCTCTATTTATTAAGGAAAAAGAGTACGGACACAGTCCAAGCTTGGATACAGAAATTATATCAAGATGGCGCGTCCTATGCTGACCCTACGGGTTCATATATAGACCATATGATGAAAATAAATAGTGACAGTTATAAAGTATATTGGAGTAGAAGATTTAAACTCGGACCGTCTGCTGCTTATGAAGGAACAGGAGGAACAAACAGAATGTTAAATAATAATGAGTTTAAATTAACAGCAGATTTTGGATTAGATATTACTAAATATATAGGCAAGAATAAAATTATAAAATATGAAGATGGAGCAACAATCGCGCAATATCCACCAGAAATGAAGGGATTAGTTCTTTGCTGTGTATGGTCGCCACCATTTGGAAATATGGCCGCAGCAGGTCAAGTTGGAACAACTAACGCTCAATCATTTTATAATCTCACAACTTCTATGTATTATGAATATGAAGATGCTTAGTTCCAGATAAGATATAATAAAGATATGGATACAACTGGTGGAGAGAGGAGTTGGTTATTGCCCTAAAAGGATGTGTTCATCCACGAAGTGGATGAGGTAAACAACTTTTACGGGCGTTAGACAACGACGGTGCGACAAGTCATAATTATATAAAAATATATAATTATGTACGAAGTTTTAGTATAATTCATCATCATCAAGGTTCAGCGAACTATTAAAGAGAGAAATATCATCATCTCCTCTTAAATTAGTAATCTTCCATCTATCAGCAGACAATTTTTCTTTACAATCGGGTGGAAAATTGGCGAAGATAATAATGTGTGGTGAATTAAATACTTTAGAACCAGTCTCATATTTTGTATTACAAACTAAACCATTTTTAATGGCTTCAAGAGACGCATATGAGATACTTCCTTTGTTGGCTCGAGGAATATCGAACATAATACAGTTGCACTTATCCATATCAGCGTTAAAAATGAGGTTCATAATGTCGGCATATCTGCCGCCATTAATATATAATACATTATGCCGAACGACGCTATACTTAATAAAAGCAGATTTTCCAAAATTGCCGATACTTTCCCAAAACCAATATATACTTCTATCATCAGGTTCAGATAATATGATTTTTTCAATATCTTTTTGATAATCATATAAGTTTTCTATTATTTTAATTGGTTTAGGAAATCCAAAAAAAAAAACAAGATTTTCTTTAGAACAATATTTATAATTATCTTGTTTAGTACCTTTAGATAATTCCCAGTGTATTCTGTTGGAAATATCTTTAAAGACAGAGATAGGTCTGCTTTTATTTTTAAACTCTAAATAACCTTGAAGATGAGGCGTTCCACATTCGCCGACTTCTTTGCCGATACAGGCAGTTGTACAAGTTTGTTGTAATTTGGAACAAATGGAACTAAACTCAACCTCTGAA